CGGCGTGGCCAATACGCAGATCGGGCCTAATCAGACCGGCAACGCCTCCACCTCCCCCGCCAACCTGGACACCGCGGTGTTCACCGGGGTCAGCTACAGCCAGCTGGCCGGGCTGCGGGTCCGGATTTACGCCAACGCGCTGGCATCCGGCGTCACCGAGATGACCGCCACCGTCTCCCTGGTAGTCACGTTCACCCCGGCCGTCAACGCTTACACCGCCCCGGGGGACGCACTGGCTGAGATCGCGGCGTTCCCGGCCGTGACCGCCAGCGGCGTGATCAACGCCACCGCTCAGCCCGGTGACACGCTCGCCGGGGCCGTGGTGTTCCCGGCCGTGACCGTCAGCAGCGGGGTCAACGACACCGCGAGCCCGGCGGTCCTGGTGTGCGCCGCGGCGTTCCCGGCCGTAACCGCCAGCGGCGTGATCAGCGCCACCGCGAGCCCGGCGGTCCTGGCGTGCGCCAGCCAGGTGGTCGCGGCGCTGGTGGTCGCCAGCTCCACCGGCCCGGACTACGCGGGCGCCATGGACACGCTGCCCGGCGGCCTGGGCAGCTGGGCCAACGTGGCGGGCGCCGTGGGGCCGCCGGACGGCACTGATGCCACCTGGACCTCGCCATAACCAGCTGCTCAGAGCGTACAATGCCGCGGCCCGGGGCGTACTCTGGAGATGCCGAGGCCCTGGTACGGAGCCGGCATAGTCTGCGCTCTGGAGCAGCTGTGGCCTCGGAATGGCTCGAACGCATGCGCAGCGTCGGCTACCTGCCGCGAGGCCGCACCCAGGCCCGGGTAAGCGAGGGCCGCGAGCACCCAGATTCCGGTGAGCCGTACAAGGCCACCCTTGATGAGCTGGGCAATACCGTCACCGAGCACGGCCAGCCGGGCAGCGGCGTCTCTGACCGCCAGGACGTCCATATCCGCGCGCAGCCGGTGCGGGGCGGCGCGGATGAATGAGATCACCCGGGACGCGATGTACGCGCTGATGGACGTGTACCTGGCCACCCCCGCCGCGAGCCCGGAGCAGATCCGGCTGGCCGCCAGCGACCACATCGCCGCCTCCCGGCCGTACGCCGTCGTGGCCGCTGAATACAAGGCGTCCCTGGAGCACCCGGTTCCGGACCTGGCCCTCCAGCAGCAGCTCGCGGAAGAACTTCAGCCGCTCCGGGTGGCGCTGTCGATCCTGGATGGCCGGTACCCCGGTATGGGCCTCATCGTCACGACGGGGGACTGACGTGGCCTGGACCGAAAGCGGCCTGTTCTACCCGAGCTTGCGGGACCTGCTCAAGGGCGCGCTGTCCTCGGTCAGCTGGGTGACCACCACCAACAAGATCTCCCTCGCCAGTTCCAGCGCCACCCCGGACTACTACGGCACCACCGACCCATCCACCTGGTCGAACACCGCCGAGTGCACCGGCACCAACTGGGCAACCGGCGGCATCGCCTACTCCGCAGCGGCCTCGGGAGCAGCCTCAATCCTGCCCACCCTGACGCACACCGGGCCAGGCCCGACGCTGCTCAACTACGGCGCCCAGAACATCGCCGTGGCCACCACCACGATCTCTACCGCCGCCTACGGGGCGTACCTGTACGCGGCAGCACAAAGCCCGGCGGCCCTGATCGCCGGCATCTGGTTCGGCGGCACCGGGTACACAACCGTGGCGGGCACGTTCGCAATCGCCTGGGGCGGCCCCAACATCATCGCCACCATCAGCTGCGCGGCGTAGCCGATGACCACGCCCGTCACGATATCCGCTAACAACCCGTCCACGACGGCCACCAGCAGCAGCGGCACCACCGCCCCGTCCGCGGGCACCACCGAGACCTGGACGATGACCTCCTCAGCATCGTTCCCGGCGGCCAGCAACTCCGCGATCCCGCCCACCCAGTTCCACATTGGTGACCCGGTGCTGCCCGCGGAATACATTCTGGTGACCAACATTTCCGGGACCACCTGGTCGGTGACCCGCGGCGCGGAAGGCAGCACCCCGGTCGCGCACGCGTCGGCGGCCACGTACTACCAGGTGTTCACCGCTGCCGACCTGAACGCGCTGCTGACCAAGGCGGGCGGCGCGCTGAGCGGCGCGCTGAGCACCACCCCGGCCACTCTCACCGACGCCAGCTCGATCGCGGTCAACGCTGCCCTCTCAGGCGTGTTCCGCGTGACACTCGGCGGGAACCGGACCCTGGCCAATCCCACGAACCCTAAGGACGGCCAGTCGATCACTGTTGAGGTAATCCAGGACGGCACCGGCTCCCGCACGCTGGCCTACGGCACCGCCTACAGCTTCACGGCCAGCACGCCGCAGCCGTCCCTGTCCACTGCGGCCGGGGACCGGGACCTGATCTCGTTCTTCTACGACGCGGGCGCGGCGCTGTGGATCTGCACCGGGTACATCCTGGCCCAGAACGCCATCCTGGTGACGATCGCCCAGGGCGGCACTGGGCAGACCACCCAGCAGGCCGCCATCAACGCGCTGACGGGCGCTCAGACTTCCGGGTACTACCTCCGGTCAGGCGGCACGAACGCGGTCCTGGCCGCGATTCAGGCGGCGGACCTGCCCACCGCGACCACCTCCGCGCAGGGCGCTGTTGAGCTGGACGGCACTGCTTCGGATATTCAGCCGGTCAGCAGCGCAGCGGCAGCAGGCGCCATCGGCAAATCGGCCGACTCTGGGCACGTCCACCCGGCGAGCAGCATCATCCCGGCGGATCAGGGCATGCTGGCCTGGTCGCTGGATCTCGACTCGGCGGCGAGCGGTGTGACGCTCGTCGCCGGGACCGTGTACCTGAACAAGATCCCGATCCGCTCGGCGATCACCGCGACCTACCTGTGGTTCACGACGACCTCCGCGGGGTCCGGCGCCTCGTCAGGTTCCTATGTGGGCCTGTATTCCAGCGCGGGCACGCTGCTTACCGGATCGTCGGACCTGGGCGCGAGCATCACCAACAGCAACCATCAGGTGGCGCTGACGACCCCGCAGTCCCTTACGGCGGGGTTCGTGTGGGCGGCGATCGTCACTAACCAGGCGAGCACGCAGCCGGGGCTGCGATCCCCGTTCAACTACACCTATGTCGTCTCGCCGAATATCGGCCTGTCCGCCGCGACGGCCCGGGTGGCGATCCCGGGCACCAGCGGCACCTCCCAGACGTCGCTGCCTAGCTCGTTCACCCCGTCGGCGCTGACGAATGTCAACGCGGCGCAGATCTGGTTCGGGATCTCCTGACATGGCCATCGACAGCCAGCCGGTTCTGGCCAACAGTTTCGCGGGCGAGACGAACGGCGCTACCGTGGCCCAGTCCGCTGCGCCCGGATACCAGTCGCTGGGCACAGCGGACGGGATGCTGTTCGACGCGGTGTCAATCACTTCCGGCCAGGCGATGACGTACGACAGCACGGTTGTTTCCGGCATGACGCTCGCCAAAATCGTCACTACCGCAACCACGCCCTGCTACGGCGGGTGGGCGTCGTCCGGGCTGCTGACCAACGCCGCCACTCAGCAGTGGTTCCGGCTGTTCCTGTACCAGACCGCGAACCCGTCCTCCGCGCATCAGGTGTTCGCGTTCGTGGTCTCCGGCACCCGCGCCGCTGACGTGATGATCAACACCAACGGCACAATCAGCGTCCGCAACACCAGCGGCAGCGTCATCGTCACGACCACGAACACGGTCCCCTTGAATCAGCTGTTCCGCATCGAGGGCTATGTCACCAGCTCGGCGACGGCTGGCCAGGTTGAGCTGCAACTGTTCAGCAGCCCATGGTCGTCCGCACCCACCGAGACGCAGACGTCCAATGCGCTCCAGAACACCCTGGGCGGTGCGCTGAATACCGCCAGGTTTGGTGCGGCGACCGGTACCGTGTCCGGGCTCACCTGGTGGTATGGCGGGTGCGCTGTATCGGTCGCGGGGTATATCGGCGCGGGGGCGGTCGTACAGCAGATGACCTGCGGGGCGCCTGCGCCGTCTGGGTTCACCGTGATCTCCAAGCCGACCGGCGGCACGTCGCTGCGGCTGAAAGTGGCCACCAACTCCGGGCTCACCACAGGTGTTATTTACGTCGTGGCGCAGGCCCCGGATTCCTACGGTTACGTCAAGCACGTGGTGACCGGCCTCGCCCCGTTCACCCGCTACTGGTGCCAGCTAGCCGACACGCCGCCGGGCGGCGCAGAGATGCTCGTCGGCAATGTGGGCACGTGCAAGACGCTGGCCACGCCAGGCACCCCGCAGTCCTTCACGTTCGCTGTCGCGAGCTGCGTCAATACCGCGTACGAGACGCCGGGCCCGGACACCGGCCTGAACGACTGGATCGCATGGCAGCCAGATCTGGCAATCTTCACTGGGGACTACGGCTACCAGAATCCCACTTTCACCGACCAGCCCAGCCAGGTCGGCACCTGGGAATACCACACCTGGTTTTACGGGATGGAGCCGATCACCCGGCAGGCGTGGGGCTATTACTGCCGCAGCAACCACGACAGCACGTCGGACACCTACAACTGCGACACCGATAACACCTGGGCTGCGGCTAACCTCGTCGCGGCGCAGGAAATCTTCCCTCAGGGTGCACTCGGCGACGCGGTGAACAGCCCCGTGCATTCGCTGTGCCAGACGTGGGTGACCGGCCGGGTCCGGTTCATCATGCTCGACATCCGCAACGTCGACCGGAGCCCGGGGACGAATACCGACAACTCCTCCAAGACGATGCTTGGCGCTACCCAGCTGGCGTGGCTGAAGGCGCAACTGCTCCAGCCGGAACCCGTGAAGATCATCATCACGGATACGCAGTGGATGGGGAACACCGTCCCGTCGCTCGGCGCGGACCCCGAGCTGGGCAAATGGTGGAGCTACCAGACAGAGCGCACGTCGATCGTCAGCTACATGACCGGCAACTGGGCGCAGCTGCGGAATATCGTGCTGATCCACGGTGACTTCCACGGTGTCGGCGTTGCCTACGCGGCTGAGAACACGTGGGGCGGATTCCCGGTCTACTCCGCGGCACCACTGCGGCAGACCGGCGCTGCGACGATCGCCGCGGGCACCTTCAATCGCTACTACAACAACGCCGGCGGGGAGTGCCGCCAGTACGGCCGGGTCAGCGTCACCGACACAGGCGGCAGCACGATCACCGTGAACTACCAGGGCTGGGACGCGGTTAATCAGGTCGCCCAGGTCAGCCAGACCGATGTCTTCAACGTAGCTGCCGGGAACGTGCCCGTTCGCAGCCTGATGGGAGCCCTGTGAGCCTTAAAACCTTCACTGTGCCACCGGACACGCGCATGGTCGGCAGCGGTGACCCGCCCGTCGACATGGACGACCTGATCGACACAGTTAACGCGATGGGCGCGACCACGAACGTCCTGAACGCCGCCTATGCGGGCGGCGCCGACGCCAGCGGCGCCGCGGACTCTTCCGCCGCCTTCCAGGCCGCCGTGGACGTTCTCGGCGGCAATCCGGGTGTCGTCCGCGTCCCGGCCGGCACGTACAAGATCGCCAGCACCGTGACCGCCTCCAATCCGGGGCAGTACTTCGTCGGTGACGGCCGGTGGGCGACGATCATCAACTCGTACGTGACCGGCGACTGCCTCCGCGCCTACACGACCAGCAACTATTCAGGCGGCGGCGGCGGTGTGGCCGGTGGCGGGATCAGGGGCCTCACGGTCGACGGCACGAACGCGGGGGCGGGCTCGGCGGGCATCCACGTCGGGGACCTGTACAACTATGAGTTCGACTGCGGGGCCCGCCATTTCCAGGGCACCGGCTCGAAGAATTTCTGGTTCGACAACAACTACGCCGTCAACGGCATGGAGATGATAACCGGCCGGATCTGGGCAGAGAACGGCACCACTAATGTCCAGTTCGACGTCAACGCGGCCAGCGGCTACACCCCATCCGGGTCTTTCGACCGCGCGAATCTGAAGATCTTCCTCGACGGCAAAGGCAAAGGCAACCTCGTCGTCCTGAACAACGGCGCTTACATCGTTGACGGCGACCTGGGCATCTACGGCAACACCGACTACGGGTCAGCGGAGTACTGGGTCCTGACCCTGACCGGGCCATCGGGGCTCTCGTTCACCGCCACCAACGCGAGCCCGTGTGTGTTCACCGCGTCCGGCAGTGCCTTCTTCAACGGCAACGCCGTCACCCTGTCCGGCGCGTCGCTCCCCACGGGGTTCACTGCGGGCACGACGTACTACGTGGTGGCCGCGTCAGGGACGACGTTCGAGCTGAGCGCGACCTCCGGCGGGTCGGCGATCAACTCGACGTCAACCGGCTCGGGAACCGTCCAGGCCGTGCAGCGCTCCGAAATCGGCAACAGCGTCCTGAACATCGGCGTCGAATGCAACGGCACCAGCGGCACGCAGCCCGGCACGATCAGCTTCGGGACGACCGGGACAATCGGGAACCAGATCAACCAATGCCGGGGCGTCATCGACTTCTCCGGGAATAACCCGTTCGCCGGGTCCAACAATGCCCAGTCGTTCATCTTCGACGGCCCGGTGTACGGCGATAATAAGCTCCAGCCGGCCGGGCCGCTCGGCCTCTATCCGTACAAGGCCGGGGCGCTGTCCAGCAGCGGGACGATCCCTACGAAGTTTCAGGCAATGACCGAGGTCACCACCAGCGGCAACGTGACCGGGGTCATTCTGGATGGCTACCCGCCGGACAACTGGCGCCTGATCTACGTCATAAACGACGGGACCGGCACCATCACCTTCGCCGGGTCCGGGACCTCCAACGTGGCTAACGGCACCACGTGCGTGATCCAGCCGAACACCTGCCAGGGGTTCATCTGGAATAACGACCTGTCGCTATGGTTCCCGACGGCCTGATGGCGGCGATCTGAGCTATGAGCCAGTATCTGACGTCCTCGGTCCCCGGCAAGGCTGTACCCGGGTTCGTTCCCGGCCGGCTTACCGGCATAGGCACGTCAGCCACGGCCACGCCGGCCATCCTGCGTGCTGTTACCACGATGCCGCAGGTCCTCGCAGGGATCGCGCAGCAGGGCAAGGCCGCCGCCGCCGTCACCCAGCCGTACAGCGCAGCCTGCGCCGTCACCCAGCCGTACAGCGCGACCGCAGGAGTGAGCTGATGACCGCCACCGTTTTCTACGACAACGCCAACGAGATCGCGCAGCTGACGGTCACGTTCACCTCCAGCGGAAGCCCGGCCAATCCGACCACCGTCAGCCTGGTCGTCACCGACCCGTCCGGCACGCAGACCACCTACACCACCAGCAACGGGATCACCCAGAGCGGCATGGGCATCTACACCGCTGCCATCACCTGCCTGCCGGCGCTGACCGGGGTCGACGGGCTGTGGAGCTACGTGTGGATCGGCACCGGAGCGGTCTCCGACGTTCAGCCGGGGACCTGGCGGGTGCTGCCCACCACGATCGGCACCTGGTACATCGGCCTGGACGAGTTCAAGGACCGGCTGGGGATCACCGACGCCGCGGACGACTCCCAGGCGCAGATCGCCATTCAGACAACTGCCCAGTGGATTAACGAATATACGGGGCGCCATTTCAACAGGGTCACTGAGGTGCGCACTTACGAACCTACCAATATATGGGTGCTGAATATTGACGATCTGGTGAGCGTGACGGCGGTCAATCTGGACCCGAACGGAAATGGCGTCTTCAGCCAGGCCCTCGTGCAGAACGTCGACTACGAGCTGCGGCTCGGCGACGGGCTGTACAACGTCAACGCCACCGGGATCGCCCGGCCGTACCGGCAGCTCCAGATCATCCAGACCGGCAACTGGTTCCCGTTCACCTGGCCGTACTCCCGGCTGGACCGGGTGCAGATCATCGGGACCTGGGGCTGGAGCAGCGTGCCGCCGCCGGTCACCCAGGCCAATTTCATCCTGGCCGCCGACCTGTTCAAGATGAAGGACGCGCCGTTCGGCGTGGCCGGGGTCTCCGATCTGGGCGTGGTCCGCATTCAGTCCAACCCCTGGCTGACGGAGATGCTGCGGCCCTACATCAACCCCCGGCGGAAGGTGGGCGTGTGATGCGCTTTGTCCTGACCACGGCGAGCTGCGCGCCGCTGATCCCCACCGACAACCTGCGCGCCGGCAAAGGCGGGGGCAAGGGCGGGGGCAAGGGCCGGTTATGACCGTCGCGCCGAAGAAAGCGGCGAAAAGCCCAGCGCAGGCCAAGGCCGCCCTGGCGTTCGCGGCCGGGGGCCGGGCCGCGCAGGCGAAGGCGAAGGCCAAAAACGGCGGCAAGCCCAGCAAAGCCCAGCACGCGGCCGGGCTGAAGTGGGCCGCCGCGGGCCGGGCCAGCCAGGCACGGGCGAAGGCAGCCGCCAAGGCGGGCAAGAAGGCGCCGGTAAAAGCGAAGAAGGCCGCGCTGCCAGTTAGCCAGTCCACCTGGACCGGGCCGTCGCTGTGGCTGCCCGGCTGCAATGCGGAACGGCCGACCTGCATCGTCACGGCCATCGCCAACCACCTGCTGGCCGCGACCGGTGTGCAGGCCAGCGACGCCAGCATTCTGGAGCTGCACGAGCGCGCGGGCGGCGACGGCAGCGCGACCATCGCCACCGTGCTGGAGGCTGCCGCGGATTACGGGCTGGCCGGGCAGCTGCTGGAGAAGTTCGGGCCCGGTGACCCGGAGGGGGTCGTGCCGGGAGTGATTTACGGCGTGACGATGCGGCGCGGCTATCACGCGGTGCTGGCGCATCCATACGGAATGGTGTCCTGGGGCTGGGTGATGGCCTGGTCCGGGGAGCCGCAGGAGGCATGGGAGCTGCAATGGGTCACCTGACGGAACAGCCGGGCGGAACCCCCGGGGAAGACACCCCAACCGGAATCGGCGTGTACCGCACCGCAAGTCCCGGCCTGGCCGCGATACAGGCGTACGAATCGTTTCTGGGCCTGCCGGAGGGCGCGACCGTCAATCACGTGCTCGCGTTCATGACCGACATGTCCGACAAGAGCGCCACCTGGGCGGCGTTCGAGGGCGCGATGCTCCAGGCCAGCACGAACGCCGCGGCCGGGACGCACAGCGCGATTGAGTGGGCACCACTGCTGGGCGGCCGGAATCTGATCCTGGCCGTCCCTGCTTGCTGCGGGGGCACCACCTGGGCCGATGAGGCAGCCGGGGCCAACGACATGCACTGGGCGAAGCTCGCCAATACGCTGGTCGCGGGCGGGCTCGGCGGCTGCACACTGCGGATCGCCCGGGAGTTTTCGGGCGGCTGGTACCCGTGGTCGGTCACCCCCGCGACCGCCGCCGCGCACAAGACTGGCTGGGCCCGGATCGTCACGACCATGAAGGCGGCTGGCTTTACCGGCCGGTTCATGTGGAACCCGTATCTGGGCCAGGGAACTTTCGCCCCGGGCGGTTACCCTAGCGACGCCTATCCGGGCAGCGCCTACGTCAATGTGATCGGGCTCGACTTCTACGACTGGGGCTACCCAGCACAGCCGGACACCGAGGCGCGGACCACCGCGCAGCAGCAAGCCGCCTGGAACGTCATCCGGGACCAGCTGGCCGGGCTGACCGGCTGGCAGAGTTTCGCCACCCGGGCCGACATCAGCCGGCCGCTGGCCTACCCCGAATGGGGCTTGCAGATCTGGGGCAGCGGTGCCACCTACGCGGGCGGCGGCGACAATCCGGTACTGATCAGCGAGATGGCCGCCTGGATCAAGTTCACCAGGCCGTGGATGCACGCGCTGTGGGAGGACGCCGGGGTGGGCGTGTCCGACCCAGACGACGACCCGGACCGGATCATTGCCGTCCCGAAGGCGCGGGCCGCGTTCCTCGATGCGTTCGGCTATGGCTGAGCTAACGCAGACGCCTGCACCCGTCCCGGCCACGCTGAGCCGGCTGGCCGTGTTCGGGTCGGTGGACGGCCTCACCCTGTTCCTGGGGCTGACCATCGGGCTGATCGTGGCACGGCAGGGGCATCAGGCCATCTGGCACGCGGCTCTTGGCGGCGCGGCCGGGGAGCTGGTCGGGATGACCGCCGGGCAGCACCTGTCCGACCCTGACTCCGGCTGGCGGGTAGCTATCGCCTGCGGGGCCGCGTCCGGGCTGGCCTGCGTGCTGCCCGCGTTCCCGTACCTGGCCCTGACCGGGACCGTCGCGCTGGGCGCCGGGCTCGGTATCGCTGCCGGGGTGGCTGCCGTGATCACCTGGCTGCGGCCGGAACGCGGGATCAGTGCGATCGTGCGGACTTACGGCATCCTGATCGCGGCCGGGCTGCTGTCCGGATTGTCCGGGCTGATCTGAGGGGAGGGCGGCTGCCGATGCGCCACTCGCGCTGGCTGATACCGGGCGTCATTAGCGCCGTTATCGTTCTGATCTGTGTCCTGGTGGTCCCGCACGGATTCATCCACCTGTTCGGCATCGACACCCAGCAGAGCGACAACTACGACTTCTGGTCCGGGGTCGGTCCTGTGCTGGTCACCGCGATCGGCCTGTCCACGCTGATCGCCGGAGCATGGCATCACCTGAATTGCCACACTGACAGCTGCCTGCGTATCGGCCGGTTCCCGGTTGCGAACGGCTCATTCAAGGTGTGCAGCAAGTGCCATCGCGCGATCACTGGGCATCCCAGCAAGCTGACCATTGAGGTGCTAAGCGCTGAGCACCGGCTGCACCCGCGGCATCAGGACACGGATTCGCCGTGAGCCATCGCGGCGCGCTCATCACCGTCGCCGCGGCAGGAATTCTGGACGTGGCCGGCGGGCTGGCTTTCGCCGCGGCTGAGCACATTCCGTACGTCACCGGCCTGTACTGGGCGCTCACCACGGCGACCACGGTCGGTTACGGGGACGTCATCCCGCACAAGGCTGCCGGGCACCTGATCGCGGTCGCTGTGATGCTGACCGTCATCCCGCTGTTCGGTGCCACGTTCAGCCTGTTCACCTCGGGAATGACAGCCGGGCACATCAGGGCATCAGAGGCACGGATCAAGGCTCACGTCGAAGAACGGCTGAAGCATCATCTGAAGACGCCCGGTAGCTGAGGCCCTTACGGAACGGTTAAGCGAACCGAAGTCGCCCGGTACCGCGGCAGGCCGTTGGTACGCTGAGCCGACCCAGCCGAGGGAGAAACCGTGCGGCGTATGGCATTTGCGATTGCCCTGTTCATGACGGGGACGGGGCTGCTGCTGACGGGGGCGCTGTCCTCCGCTGCATCCGCGGCTACCGCTGTCACCGGCCCCACGATCAGCGTCACCAATCCCGGTGCCCGGTCCTTTGTGACCAGCGCGGCCATCACGCCCGTCACGATAACGGCTGCTGATTCCGCCGTACCCGCGGCAACCTTCACCTTCACAGCCACCGGCCTTCCGACCGGCCTGGCGATCAGCGCCGCCGGGGTGATCTCGGGTACCCCGACAGTTCAGGGGCCGTTCGCTGCGACGGTAATCGCCACCGAGGCAACTGGGACCAATGCCGGGATGACCGGAACGGCCAGCTTCACCTGGACCATCACGGCAACAGCAGCAACGCCGCCCGTTACCGGCGCTGGCACGATCACCGTCGCTTACCCCGGGCACCGGCACTCCTACATCGCCAGCACCAGCATCCCCCCGTTGCAGATCCACGCAACTGACTCCACCGCGCCGGGAGCAGTCTTCACCTTCACGGAAAGCGGTCTTCCGCCCGGCCTGATGATCAGCACCTCTGGCCTGATCACTGGTTCCCCGACAACCCCGGGGACGTACAGCGTCACGGTGACCGCCGCAACCACACCGCCCGGAGGGGCCACCGCGACCGGCTCGGTCACTTTCCCCTGGACCATCTACACGCTCAGGGCAACGGCGACGCCCACGCCTACGTCCAGCGCGACGTCCACGGCAACGGCTCCCGCCGTGACACCCGCCGTGACGCCCACAATCACCACCTCACCCACCGCGTACCCGGTGGGCGGCGTCGTCACAGGCGGCGGCGGCAGCCTCGGCGGCGGCAGCGCAGCACTGACAGCGGCAGGCGCCGCGCTCATCCTTGCGGGCGCGGGAACCGGCGCTTACGCCATCCGGCGGCGGGCGCACCGATCCTGAACAGAAACGGCATGCACGGTAAGCCCCGGCGGCGCAAATGGCTGCCGGGGTGCATCGCGGCGTGCATGGCCCTGGCGGGCCTCCTGCTGCTGGCAGTCGCGTGCAGCGGGCCCAAGGCGAACGTCAGCACCATCCCGTCATCGGTGGGCACCGCACCACCGTCCCACGGGACAACCGCGCCTGCTGCCGCTCCGCTGGCCCGGTCCATCCCCGTCAGCATCGCGATTCCTGCTATCGGCGTCAGCGCCCCGGTGATGCAGCTGAGCCAGAACATCGACGGGACGCTCCAGGTACCGCCGCTGTCCAACCTCAATCTGGCTGGCTGGTACAAGTACAGCGCGACGCCCGGTCAGAAGGGCCCCGCGGTCATCGCCGGGCATATCGACTCGACGGCAGGAGCGGCGGTCTTCTATAAGCTCCGGTACCTGACCAGCGGGAACCGGATCGACGTCACCCTCGCTGACAAGCAGGTCGCGGTGTTCGCCGTGGACGGGCTCCAGCAGACGGCCAAAACCAGCTTCCCGACGAACAGCGTCTACGGGCCGACGCCGGATGCCAGCTTGCGGCTGATCACCTGCGGCGGCGTTTTCGACAGCGCCACCGGGCACTACCTGAATAACGTGATCGTGTACGCGCACCTGGTGAGCTAGCGCCAGCAGACCTGCGCAGTTTTACCGGCGTGGTTACGGAAGGCTCTGCGCCTGATGCTTGCAAGGCGATTTAGTGCCCTGACCACAGGCCCGCTGGCACGCTCAGCCTACGGGGCCAGCTCATGGAACGCTCCAGCTCACAGACCAACCTTAGCGACGGCGTACGCTGCCTGTGCCGAGGTGAAACCGTTGCCGTAGTCAGACGTGAGCTGCTGGGTCAGGCTGGCTGCGCTGAATCCGCCCATTTTCATATACCCCTGGGCGGCATCAACGGCCTGAGTATCCCAGTCCGGATTGAGGTAATTGATAGCGAACTGGGCATCTGCTTGCGAGAACCCGTCGCCATAACTTGAGGTGAGCTGGTGGGCCAGGCTGTACGCAGAGAACCCCTGGCCATCAGAAAGGTAGTTCTGCGCGGCATCGACGGCTTGCTGCTGGGCCGCAGTTATCGCTGGTGTCGTAGGCGTCGTAGCGACCGGTGCCGGTGCCTGAGTAGTAGCCGGTGTTGTGGGCGACGGAGCCGGCATGGCGCCACTGCCAGCGCTGTCACTTACCGGGACACCGTAGTTGGTAGTCGGGTTAACGGGAATTTTGCTGGTGCTGCCAGAACTGCCACACGCGGCCAGGGCGATAACCGCCGCGCCGATGACGGCCACGAAGCCGGTATCGCGCCTCACGGGGTAGTCCAGCTCACTGAGTCGACGGTCATGACCGTGGCGGGCAGCACCTGGTCAGCCGCCGGGAACGGCACCAGGCCGCCGCCCACCGTGTTCGGGCCGCCGACGCATACGTTCAGGACAATGCCGAGCGGCGTGTCCGGGCCGTACGGCCAGATCGCGTTCGGCCAGCCCTTGGCGGCCATGGCCGCGAGCCAGCCAGCCTTGGTGACCGGGCTGTTGGTGTAGGGCACGCCGTCCATGGTGAAGCTGACCTGATCGTACGTCTCGCTGAGCTGCATCTGGTACGTGTGAAAGGCGTCATCCGCGATCGGCGCGGGCGAGGCGTTCATCGCAGCCTGGGTACCCTCATAGCCGGCGCCGGCATAGTCCCCGGTGCACCGCAGCCCGAAGACGTTGAAGTAGGCCCGGTCCGGTGCCGTCTTACTGAGGGGCGAACCGCCGAAGTTCTCCACCAGGTCAAACTCGCCGTACGGCCAGCGCTTGTCGGTGCCGTAACACCAGAGCGCCGGCCAGAAGCCAGATGCCGGATTGATCTTGGCCACCACGGTGAAGGTCCCGTACGTCGCGGAGAACTGCTGGAAGCCGGGCCGTATCCAGGACCAGAGCGTGTCGTTGCCGTCCGGCTCGGCGAACGTGGTGATCCGGGCGGACAGGTACCCGCCCGGCGTGGGCGTGATCGTGCTTGCGCCCGCACCGGCCTGCTGCTGGGGCGTCCCGCCGTACGCCTGGACCTGGAAGACCAGCGCGTTGCTGCCGCCCGCCCCGGCGCCCGCCTGCACGCCCACCACGGCGGGATCGCGGGTGTAAATCTGGCTGCCGCCGGTCGGGTCGTGCCCGTTCTCGGCTATCGCCCACTTGGTGCCATCAGGGAGCGCGCCGTCCGGAGTCTGGCTGAAGTCATCGGAAAAGGCAGCCGATGTCACAGGCGCGGGCGTCACAGGCGCGGGCGTCACAGGCGCGGGCGTCACAGGCGCGGGCGTCACAGGCGCGGGCGTCACAGGCGCGGGAGCGGGCACGGGGCTGCCTCCAGGAAGGTCCGAGGGCTGGATCTGGGTCCAGCCGGGAACTGCTGTCTTACCGTCCGGGTCCATGTTCAGCCCCCAGAACAGGTTGGCCGGAGTTGGCGGTGTGCTCACAGCGTGGCCTCCTCTTTCACGAGCATGTCCCGGGGCGGGACCGTAGTGGTCTGCTGCCGTAGTCTGCGGTGCCGGCCGTGCGCCTGCCAGATTCTGAGCCTTATACCCGCCGTGCCATACCCGGGCAGCAGCAGTGGCCCCAGGACGATCGCCTGCGCGATGGCCAGCGCCAGCGGAATCCAGTAGGCGGGCAGACCGTAAATCGGCAGGTCGCGGGCGAGGGCCCAGAACATGAGACCCTGCGTCACGATTACCCAGCCGCGGATAAGAACGGCAGCCCGTACCGGGGTGCGGTTTTTCTTTCCCGTCTTGCCCCCGGTTGGCACCCAGCCCTGAATCCGGCCGGTGGCCGCGTCCACGCAGGCGAGCAGATGCGCGACGCCGTAGACGACCGACAGCCGCAGCATCTCCGGCCGCCAGCCGGGAATCATCAGCGGCAGCGCCAGCATCGACAGCATCGCGGGCGCGATCGGGAGGTAGTTCCCGGGGCCGACCTGGAAGGGGTACACCCACAGCATGATGAGGGCGGGCATAACGCTGATCACGAGAGTCAGCAGCGATTGCAGGTAATACAGAATCCCGGATAGGTAGGCAATCCGCTGGGTGAGCGTCATCTTGCAGGCCCAGAATCCGCGGTCAGCGCCGTCCATCCCCCGGACGGGGAAGATGAGCCCCAGCGTAGTGAGGCACCACCGGTACTGCTGATTGATCACCCCCTTGAACGTATCCGGGCACAGCCCTTTCGCCAGGTTGACCGGGACGTACACCGTCTGCGAGCCCCTGGCAAGCATTTCCACGCTGGTCACCACGTCCTCCCCGCCCGTCTCGCACCAGGGGAAGCCGCCGATCTCATCCAGCGCGGTGCGCCGGTACAGCACGTTGGTGCCGACGCAGATCGCCGCGTTCCTGCTCTGCTGGCCTGGCTGGCTCCAGCAGAAGAACATCCCCTGGACCACACCTGACAGCCGGGCGATCCAGTTCACCGTGTCCCTGCGGGTGATGCCGAAATACTGCGAGGTCTGCACAATCCCCACCTCGCCATCCCCGAAATACGGGACGGTCTGCTCCAGAAACGACGGAGCAGGAGCAAAGTCAGCGTCGAACACAACGACAATCTCACCCTGAGACTGCTTCAGCGCGTTGTTAAGGCCGCCTGACTTCTTCCCCTTCGGCCAGTCATCACGGCGCAGGTAAGTAAGTCCGTACAGCCCGGCCAGCTCCCGCAGCGATTCGGTGGGTGAATCGTCCAGCGCGTACAGGTTCAGTTCACCGTCCCAGCGAAGGTCGAGCACGTGCTGATAGGTGTTGCCAACCACGGCCGGGTCTTCCCCGCAGGTAGGAACGAACACGTCCACCGATGGCCGGCGCAGATCGCGCACCCTCAGTGCGTGGGTGTCGATATTAATGGTCGGCTTCCGCAGCGTCACCACGATCATGTACAGCGTCCACGGGACCATTACCGCCAGCGTGATCAGGAATGGGTACCACACCCAGGATTTGGTGTACACCTCGTACAGCCCGTACAGGCCGCCGGCCGATAGCAGCGCATACGTGATGGTGAGACTGCGGCGCCACTGGTGCTTGAAGTAAGAGTGGTGCTCATCGTCTTCCGGCGCGCCCGGGAGCATGTCACCCGATCGGCGGCGGTACATCCCGTACGTAACCGCCTTCGCCAGAACGAAAACAAGCAGCGCCCCGGCCGCGATCACCAGGGCCTGCTGCATGCCCGGGTAGTGCCACACCACGTCGATGGCCTGCTCCACCACGGACGGCTGGATCAGCCGGTGCGGCGGGAAAAGCCGCTGCTGGAAAGGCAGGAGCAGAGGTGGCCATTGCCTGCCATACAGCAGTTGCTGCTGAAGAGGCGTACTCACGGTGACGGCGTGGAATAAGCCTGGCACTGGCGGATAGACGACGGCGGGTGACCGTCGCCTGCTGGCAGGCAAGCGGGCTGCCCGCCCGGGTAAGTCACCACGAACAGCACGATAGTCGCGCCCGCGAGCGCGAGCAGCAGAATAAGAACCCTCATGACACGCGCCGTTCCCCCTGGAGCCAGGCTCCCCACCCGGTCTTCCGGCACTATGCTAGCTGGGGCCGCAACCGGCGTAGTCTGTGATCACTCAGTAACCTGTGGCCGTCAGGAGCCAGGTCTTTCTGCATTAAGGAAGACATGGCGGACATCCTGGCTATCAGAGCCGCGCTAGCTAGCCAGATCGGCACTCGCACAGGGCTTCGCACCATGGCCGAGGCCCGCGATTCAATCAGCCCGCCGGTCGCGATCGTGCTGCCCGGCCAGCCGCTGGCCAAGTTCGGCGACACGGTGGACGGCACCCTGACAATCAACCTGATCGTTCTGATCGTCATCTCAGATGCGGCCACATCTGAGCGCACGCAGCGGGCGCTGGATGCTTACCTGGGTATCGGGTCCGGGGAGACTGAATCCATCCCGGGCGCGATCATGGCTGATCCGACCCTTGGTAGCGCGGTGCATTTCTGCGAACCTATGACCGTGAGCAACTATGGCCGAATCGATTACGCGGGCGAGACCTACTTCGGCGCCCGGATAAACGTACAGATCGGGGCAATCTGATGAGCACACCACAGCGTCGTGTGACCGGCACCTACGGCCGGCGCCCGCCGAAACGGGCACCAGCGATCCAGTTCCGCGACATCCGCCGCAGAGGGCCGGTGGAGGCCCCGCCACCGGCCGCCGTGGACTACATCAGGCCGATGGGCGGCGGCTGGAAGATGCTGGGCAACGGACCGGACAACACCGTGGCGCCCGGTTTCGGTGGCTGCGGTGACTGCGTAGGCGTCTGGTGGGCCAACACCCGCCGGACGATCAGCACGGTGATTGGCGGCCACAGCTCGTACCCGCCCTGGTCCGAGGTGCTAGCTGTCTACAAGACCCAGAATCCGGACTTCGATCCCACAGGCGGCTCATCCACCGGGCCCGGCTCACCCGCTGACGGCGGGATGGACATCCAGACCCTGCTGGAATGGCTGGTCGCCAACCCCGGCCCGGACGGCTCGAAACTGGTTGGCTTCGCTGCGGTCGACTACACCAGCGCCGCAGAAGTCAGCGCGGCAATAGCTGCGGGCGGCGTACTCTGCGTCGGCATCAACGTGCTGGACATCAACCAGACCGAATTCGGCAACGACCAGCCCTGGGATTACGTGGCAAGCAGCCCGGTCGATGGCGGGCACTGCACGATGGTGGGCGGGTACGGCGCTGAGCCGGCCGGCAGCGACCCTGACCTGGCTGGCAACGTGAAATTCGTGACCTGGGCCGAGGAGACCTCGTTCACCCCGGCGTTCTGGGGACACGAAGTCGAGGAACTGTGGTTCGTCGTCTGGGAGGAGCAGCTGGGCACGGTCGAGTTCCAGGCAGGCGTGAACGAGGCCGCGTTCGCCGCGGAATTCACCGCGATCACCGGCAAGCCGTTCCCGGTCGCTGTTACACCACCCACTCCGGTGCCGCCAGCTCCGGTGCCGCCCACTCCGGTGCCGCCCACTCCGGTGCCGCCCGCTCCGGTGCCGCCGCCCGGACCGGACGCTGCGGATCAGGCGCTCGCAACGGTCGCGGAGCAGTGGATGGCAGATACGCACCCCTTCTCACACCGCCTGCGGGAAGCGCTGGGGATCTGGCTGGCTGCCAAGGGCTTCACCGTTGGCGCGTAGCCGTGCGGCTGCTGATGGTGCATAAGGGGGTGGTCAGCCCATGAGGATCTTGATGGTTCACCCTGGGCCTTTAGCCCGACTTCAGCGTGCATGACGTCTTCACCGGCTGGCATGAAGCGTTCAAAGAGCTGGGGATCGACGTCGCGACCTTCAACACCAACGACCGGCTGATCTTCTACTCCAAGGTGCTGATGCCCGAAACAGACGAGCACGGCGAAGACCTGAAGGACAGCGAAGGGCGCCTGATCATCAAGCAGGCGATGTCCCAGGAGCAGGCCCTGGTCACCTCGATGCAGGGCCTGACCGACGCGCTGTATACGTTCGCCCCGCAGGTCGTTATGTTCATCAGCGCGTTCTTCATGACCGAGCGGCTGTTCAGGCTGATCCGGGCGCACGGGCACAAGATCGTCATCCTGCACACCGAAAGCCCGTACCAGGATGACGAGCAGCTGATCCGCGGGCAGCTGGCCGACCTCAACATGCTCAACGACCCGGCCAACCTGGACATGTTCCGGGCGCAGGGCATCCCGGCGGTGTACATGCCGCACGCCTACCGGCCCGCGGTGCACCATCCGCGCACCGGGGAACGGGACCTGGAGATGGCCGCCGAGCTGGCGTTCATCGGCACCGCTTTTGAATCCCGGATCAAATTCTTCGAAGCAATGGACCTGGACGGCCTGGACGTGCTGATCGCGGGGAACGACTGGGGCAAGCTGCCGACGACCTCCCCGCTGGCGAAGTTCATCGGGACCGGGGTGGGGATCGAGGCTGACTGCGTGGACAACGCGGACGCCGCCGAGCTGTACCGGCATGCCCGGATGGGCCTCAACTTCTACCGCCGGGAAGGCGAGGAGACCCACGCTGCCGACGTCGCCCAGGCGATGGGCCCGCGGGAGGTGGAGATGGCGGCGTGCGGCCTGCCGTTCCTGCGCGATCCGCGCGCTGAGGGCGATCAGCTGCTGTCCATGCTGCCTACTTTCGGCAGTCCCGGCGAAGCGGGCGAGAAGCTGCGCTGGTGGCTGGCGCACGGCCCTGAGCGCGAGCGGGCAGGCGAGCTGGCCCGGAAAGCTGTTGCTGGCCGGACGTTTACCGCAAATGTGCAAACTCTTCTGGAGCTGCTGGAGAGGTACTAGCGCGACCTGGGGCTTAGACTGGCTCTGCCTTACCGTGGCCGGCCGCGCGCAGCAAGCGGCCAGAGCCGGAGATGCTGCTTACGCTCCCGGCTGGAGACACGGTTTCAATGCGCAATTGGCTGCGACTTAGCGCGATCACTCCCGCCACCGCGCAGCAATCAACCCTGCTCGCGGTGCAATCCACGCTGTCTGCCACCCAGAAGACCGTGAACAGCCTCTCCAATTCCATGAACACCGTTATCGCACTGCTGGAGCAAATCATGACCCAGGACGCCACCATTCTCGCCACCGTCACCAAGATCGAGGGGGACCTGACCCAGGCCGCCACCGTGCTCACCGGCATCCAGGGCAGCGTCAGCCAGCTGCTGGCTGAAGTCGCGGCCGGTGGCGTGGGCTCGATTTCCCAGACCACCATGGATGCCGTGGCCGCTGCCCAGGCCCAGGCAGACGCCTTCCTGGCCACCGAAACCGCCGACGCCGCGGCCGACGTGCCACCCGTCACCGGCTAGCCCCAGCGCAGGTTCTCCAGCGAATTGTCGGCAGGACCTCGCGGCCCGTACCGTGCCCGTTTCCCGGGCGGGCACGGGCCGCGGAACGCCGCCAGCACGATCCGGCCGACCAGCACCTGGGTGACCCGGCCGTACTTGCACAGCCCTACCTGGTAGTACCCCCGCGAGTTGAGCTTCGGGTGCAGCAGTCCCCCGGCAGCAGCGGCCCGGGGCAGCGAGTACACCTGGCCCCAGTCGCTGGCCTCGTACCAGCCCGCGTAATCCGGGACCGGGCTCCAGCGTTCCTCCGCCATGGTTAATAAACTAGCGGGAGTAACCTGGTCACAGATCTATTGCCGCGGCCCTAGCTGTCCGATGCGACCGGAGCCGGCTCCCAGCACTTATGCGAGGGAGCAACCTCCGTGAGTCGTATCCACGGGCGTAACGGCATTGCGTACGTCGGTGTAGACCCCGCCAACGGCACGGGCGGCGCGCAGATTCTCGCTGCCCCCATGTCTTTCCTGTCCGACTGGTCGATCAACTTCGTGGTGGCCAAGGTCGATGTGACCGCCATGGGAGACAGCAACCTCATCTGGGTGGCCGGGCTGCCCGATGCGAGCGGCGACTTCACGGGGTTCTACGACACTGCTACTGCCCAGACTTACGTGGCGGCCACGGACGGGCAGGCCAGGAACTTCTACCTGTACCCGTCTACCGTCAGCACGCAGATGGGGCCGCCCGCGCAGTATTTCTTCGGCACAATTTTGCCCGACTTCGCCGTCGCCGGCGGCGTCACCGCCGCTGTGTCGCTCAAGTCCACCTGGAACGCGGCCAGCCGAATCCAGCGGTACCCGACTTACGGCCTGGCTGGTACCTGAGTCCTGATCACCGGGAGCGCGCAAGTGACTGCGTGCTCCCGGGCCCTGCACCACCCGCGGCCTCCGGGAGCCGGGATCTTCTGCGGTAGGAGGTTCCGCTGCCATGAGCGAAGACGCCGGTCTCGATGTCGATTTCGACGCATCGCCTGCCGAGCTGGATCGCCAGCTGGCCGGCATCCAGGCCACCACCGCGGGCGTCACGCCCGATGTCGAGCAGGAAGCCGTTCCCGGGACCGTGACCACCATCCGGTCGGTGGAGTTCCTGGGCCGCCGGTTCCGGATCGCGGACAAGATCGGCCTGATGCCGCTGCTGAAGTTCGCGGCATTCGCCGACGTCAACGTGCAGGACCCGCGGGCGCTCGGTGCGATGTACACGCTGCTGCGGGACTGCATCCACCCGGGCTGCCCCGGCTGCGGAAAATGCGAATTCTGCAAGGCGGACAACGAGCCCGCGTGCAAGGTGTACGACCGCGGTGACTGGGGCGAATTCGAGGAACACGCCATGATCACCAAGGCCGACGCGGACGACCTGATGGACGTCATCACCAAGACGATCGAGCTGATCGCCGGCCGCCCTACGCCGCCGCCCGGAACCTCCTCGGGTGGGCGGCGCACCACCTCGCGAGGGTCGACGGGGACCTCCTCCGGGCGACAGGGAAAGGCGTCGAGGCGCTGACCCCGCGCCAGATGTGCAATGTCGCGTACTCGATCCAGGTGGAGCACATGGACGCAGAGCAGCAGGAGGACTTCGACGGCCAGATCGGGCAGCGCGAGAACCCGGAGGACGTCGCACGGGAGGCCCTGAAAGCGCACCAGGAAGCAGTCGGCATGACCTTCGCCGATCCGGACGCCCCGGTCGTGGGGCAGCCCGGGGCCGCAGGCGATGAGCGGCTGTGATGGACGCCCCGGCTGTGGCACCCGGGCAGGAGTGCTGCAAAGAGTGCGGCCGGCTCAGCCAGATCAACTGGTGCCCGGCCTGGGGTATCTGGCTGTGCGTGGCCTGCCGCTGGGACTACAACGCGGCGTTCTTCGAGGAGTTCGAGACAGCCAGGGGAGGCCCCAGTGGCTGACACGACCTGGGACGACGCCGCGATCGAGGAGATGCTGAACACCCCGGAGGGCCTGGTCGGGCAGTTCATCATCGAAACCTCCGAGCAGATCGCGGCTGTCGCCCGGAGCAAGGTCCAGATCAGGCGCTCGCGCAGCTGGTCGGCGCGCAGCGACGCCAACCCGCCCGGGTACACGCTCGGCACGATCCGGCCGTGGATGGGCTATACCGGCGGCCACATCTACGGCGGCGCCAACGCCGCAGCCGACCCAGCCATCTTCCTGGAGAAGCCGCGTATTGACCGCAACGAGTACCCGTTCCTGACCACCGGGCTCTGGTCGATCGCCGAGGAGCTGTGATGGGGCAGCTATGGAAGGCAGCGACGGGAGTTCCGCTCGGCCCCAGCACACGTTGCCGGGCTCATAAGCACCATCCGCCTCTCTTGCAGGGCAGTTCAGCTGTCACCCTGCGTAGGGGGGTGGTAACTAATGGCAAGAATGCTTGGTGACGCGTTCGTTGTCATCTTATCAGCCCCGATGTGGACGGCTTCCGGGCGAAGCTGGTCGCGGGGGTTAAGAAGGCCACGGCCGGGGTCAGCCCCACCGTCCCGGTCGGGCTCGACATCAACCGGGACGAGCTGGGCCGGTTCCTGAGCACCCTCCAGCAGAACGCCAACATCCAGGTCAACGCGGAAACCGAAGACGCCGTAGCCAAGATCATCGATCTGCGGGAGCGGCTGGAAGCCCTCAGCGGGGTAGCCGCGGACATCCCGATCGACGCGAATGACGCCAAGGCGCTGGCCACAATGGCCGGTCTCCAGCTGAAAATGGCGGCGTTCGCCAGGACCCTGACCAACCTCCAGCTGAACGTGGACGACACCGCGGCGGTGGCAAAGCTGACCGGCCTGCAAGCGCAGGAATCCCGGCTGGCCGCCAGCATGGAAAAAATGACGTCCGACGTCGACACCGCTGCTGCCGAGGCGAAACTCGCGTACCTGCGCGCGCAGATTGCCTTGCTGCAATCCCAGATGGAAGACATGAAGCTGGGGATCAGCGCAGCTGGGCTGCTGAGCGCCGAAGCCCAGCTGCTGGGCATGACCGCCGCGGTCAACGGCATCAATAAGGCAATGGCGGACGCGGCGAAGGCCGATCAGGACAAGTCCGCCGCCGATGCCGCAGCCGCCGCTTCCGCGAATTTGCTGGTCGGCGCGTGGAGCCGGCTGCCACCTGAGCTGCGTGCCGTCTCCGCCGCACAGAAGGACGCGGAGAATTCCGCCAACGGGCTGTGGGGCATCTGGGGGTTCCTGAATACCCGGGTGTCGCTGTTCGGCGGCCTGCTCGGTAAATTCGCACCGGGCCTGGTCACCTGGGTGCACAGCTGGCACCTGATGGCGGAAGGCATCATCGAGACGCTAGCTGTCTGGGGACCAGCCACCATCGCGATCGGCGTGTTCGCCGCGGCGGCAAGCCAGGGCGTGCAGAACATCACGACCCACATGGAAAACATGCTGAACGTGGTTAACTCCACGGCCGGCACAGCTACCAAGCTGGACCCGCTGACCGGCGGTTTCCTGAAAATGCAGAACGCCGTCCAGCCAGCCGTCTATGAGCTGTGGGGCGACGCGATCACCGTCGCCGGGCACAGCTCCGGGATTCTGCTGAACCTGGTCACGCAGCTGGTCCCGGTGATCGAGCAGCTGGGCGCCCGGACCACCGCCGCGATCGATTCCGGCGGCATGCAGGTCTTCATGAAAAACGCCGTAGGCGACGTAGCCCAGCTGGGTACCGCGTTCGGCAACTTTTTCGGGCTGATCGGCAACCTGATGAAGGCGGTCCCCGGGTACGCGAAATACCTGCTCGATTTCGGTACCGGTTTCCTGGGCGTCGCGGAGCACGTCACCGCGGCTATCACGCCAATCCTGTATTGGGGCCTGGCCCTCCACGGGATCGTCCTGTACACCGGGCTGGCCGTCACAATCGGGCTGAGATTCGGCACCATGCTGGCCGGCTGGGGCTCGGCAATTGTGGGCGCCGTCGCCTCGGTGGGGACGTTCATCGCTGAGTTCGCCGCGCTGGCCGCAGAAGAGGGCATCGTCACCGCGGCGACGATCGTGCTCAAAGGCGCGCTCGCCAGCATCACCACGGTCGGCTGGATCGGCATCCTGGTGGGGGCGACCGCGGCCCTGATCACGCTGGTGATCTGGATGAAAGACTCCCAGACGGCCACCCAGGCGTGGGGCGCCGCGCTGCAAACCAGCATCAAAGGCGCCACTGATCTATCGACCGGGCTCTCCCTGCTCACCAGCGGGCAGGCGCAAGCGTCGGCCAAGCTGTCAGCGGCCACCACCCAGCTGGGCAAGACGCAGGAATTCGTCACCGGAACCGGAACCAAGTTCGGTTCCTCCATCAAGACCGTCTCGGCGGCGTACACCGAGCAAGCCAGCAAAGTCCAGCAGCTCCAGGTCATCCAGTCTCAGCTGGGCTCCGAGACGCAGACATACAACGCCCGCGTCGGGGACCTGGCGAAGACCTACGGCGGGACGTCTGCCGCGCAGGCACTGCTGACCGCCTCCGGCGTCACCATGACCCAGATGCTGGACAAGTCCGGGTCTGCCTGGGCGCAGATCCAGATCGAGGTGGAGGGCGCCAACAACGGGCTCAAGTCGATGGCCACCACGTCGGGAATCTACGGCAACGAGCTGCAAGCCCTGGACCGGCAGACCACCACCTCCAGCGGCGCAAGCGTATCCGCGATCCAGAAGGTCACCCAGGCCATGGATGCGCTGGTCAGCGGGACCACAGCCACTCAGTCCTCGTTCGATACCTACGCTCAGGGCCTGTCCACGCTGTCATCCAACAGCGCCACGTTCACCAACCACCTCGGGTCACTGGAAGTCAAGGGCACCCAGACCAAGGCCGCGATCGACAGCCTGTCCGTCGCCGGGGTCAACCTGAACCAGGCGTTCACCCAGCAGGTCACCAACACCAACGCGCTGATCGACACCTGGCGGACCGCGGGCGTCACCACCAACCTGTTCACTCAGGGCGTCGCGGCGTCCATCGCCCCGCTGGAGAAGTACGCCAAGGGCAGCAGCGAGGCCACCGCCCAGCTGGTAGCGCTCGGGGAAACGGCCGGCTACCAGGGACCGAACAACCTGGCCGACCTGAACAAGTTCCTGGGCATCACCTCCAGCCAGCTGAAAAACACCGCCGGGGAGACCCAGAAGGTCAAGGACATCACCGACCAGGCCACCGTCCAGGAGGCCCTGCTCACCAGCGCGATGCAGAACCAGGGCAGCTACATCAGCGGCACCCTGCTCGGGGACATCAACAGCGCGATCCTCAAGTACGGCGGCGTCGCCAATGCGGTCTCCGCTTACGGCCAGGCGCTGGCCCAGTACGGCAAGGGCAGCAGTCAGGCGAACGCGGCGATGAAGACCGCCGTGGACGACCTCGTTAAGTCTGAGCTGGCCATGGGCGACAGCACCTCCCAGATGGGCGCCGTAGTCGCCAAGGTGTTCGGGGTATCGATGCCAGCCGCTATGAAGCTGGTCAAGGCCGCGCTGGAGGATACGGCGGTCACGTCGGCCAAAACCGGCATCCAGATGCAAATTAATTTCAACGCCCAGGCCACCGCGGCCAGCAACGCCTCAAAGGGCCTCACCGCCTACACCAAGGCGATCCAGGACAACGGGGCTGATTCCAGCCAGGCGAAATCCGCCCGCCAGCAGCTGGTCAATGACCTGATCGCCGCAGGCGTCAACTCGAAGACGGCCGAGACCGACGTCAGCAACTACACCAAATCGCTGGCCGACAACGGCACTGAAACCACCGCGGGGAAGGCCGCCCGGCAGCAGCTGCTCAATGACCTGCTCAGCGCCCATGTAAATTCCGATGCCGCGAATAAGGCCGTTACCGACTACACCAAGGCGGTCGCCACAAACGGCATCGACTCGGACCAGGCCAAGGCGGCCCGCCAGCAGCTGATCACCGACCTGAAAGACGCCGGCGTCGGCTCGAAGCAGGCGAACACCGACGTCGACGCTTACAACAAGATCATTCTCGATAACGGCAACGAGTCCAACGCGACCAGGGCAGCGCGCCAGCAGCTGATCACCGACATCCTGAACGCCAGCAAGAACGCCCGGCAGGGCAAGATCGACCTGGCGAATTTCACCACCACCGTGCACGACAACGGCACCACCACCGACGCCTACAAGAGCGCCCGTGCCAGGCTGCTCCAGGACCTGAAAAACGCCGGGATCAACGCGCACACCGCACAGGGGCTGGTGGACGGTTTCAGCAAAAGCATCACCCAGATTCCCGGCGGCAAGCAGATCGGCATCAATGTCACCGGCACCGGCACCTGGTCGATCAGCCAGGGCGAGTCGCTTCAGAAGGCGCTGATCGCCGGGACCAAGTTCGGCGCGGCCGGCATGCTGGTCTCCGGCGGGACGCCCAACAAGGACAGCGTTCCGATCATGGCGATGCCCGGCGAGACAGTGGTACCCAAGCACCTGACACCGGTCATCGCGCCACTGATGGCGGCGCACAACGTGCCCGGGTTCGCCATGGGCGGCATTGTCGGCGGCGGTGCTGGCGGGGCCCTGAGCAGCGACATCACCCAGCTGGGCAACTGGACGAGCACCCAGTACCAGAACACGGCAGCCGCGATGACCCAATCGGTGGGCGACGCGATGACCAACGCGATCAAGGCGGCGCAGGCCGCGGCGGCGAAGTCGAGTGTCGGGAACATCAACGGCGCGGGCGTCAGTAACTCTTCCGCAGAGGCCGCGCTGCAATCGGCCGCTGCGAAGATGGGCTGGACCGGGGCGCAGTGGCAGGCGCTGTACGACGTGGAAATGCGCGAGGCCGGGTTCAACACCGCGGCCCAGAATGCCAGTTCCGGCGCCTACGGGCTTGCCCAATTCATAAACGGCCAGAGCGAGTATGCCTCCTATGGGGGCAATTCCGGCAGCGCCGCCGGCCAGGCGGTCGGCATGGTCAACTACATAAAGCAGCGGTACGGCAATCCGGAGGCTGCCTGGGCCCATGAGCTGTGTGTACCATTGAGTGTGCAGATTCTTACACGTCGCGGCTGGCTAACCCACGATCAGCTGCGCGCTGGCGACGAAACCGTCGGGTACGACACCGGAACCGGCCGCAGCGCATGGACCCCCGTTACCGCTGTCCACGTCTATGAAGACGCGCCACTTGTCCGGCTGTCGAATAAGACCTGGGAAGCGACATGCACGCCGCACCATCGCTGGGTGGCTGCGCACCTCCGTCATGCGGGGCGGAAGGGCCATCAAGGGCGCACCAAAAACGAGTACGTGCGCGAAGACGTGTTCGTTGAAGCGCAGTCCATCACTTCCCGGCACACCCTGCGTGTCGCCGCTCCTGCCGATGTAGGCGACGGACTGGCGATCAGTCAGCAGGAAGCGGAACTGCTCGGCTGGGTTCTCGGCGATGGCTGGGTTATCCGGCCCAAAAGCCGCACTCCCGGCAGCACGCATTGGCGGGCCCTGCGCGGTACGCAGCGATCGGTACGCCTCGGGCAGGCCAAGCCCGAACACGTCAAGGCGATCGATGCGCTGGTGGCGGGCCTCCTGTTCAGCCGGACGGTCCGGCAGACGCGCAAGCCCGGCGGCGGAGCAGCGCTTCCCCTTGTGACGTGGGAGTTCCACCGGCCCTACTCCGAGGAACTGCTCAAGCGCAGCGGTTACGACCACCAGAATCCAGTCCCGTTCGTGCTGTCGCTTGACGAAGCGCAGCGCGAGGCGTTCCTGCGAGGCGTTTTCGGTGCGGAAGGCTCACTGCACGGCGACGGCACGTTCAAGGGGGCCAGTGGCTATCCGCGGGCAAAGGTGTACCCGCAGGCGGACGGGCCGAAGCAGGACGCAATCACGCTAGCGATTTTCCTCAGCGGCAAGCGTCCCGGCATCTCGGCGTGGAACAGGCCGCGCGTGAACAATCTGGGCTGCGAGAACCCGCGCAACGGCGCCAGCATCCGCGAGACCAAGCCGTTTATCGGCGGCGAGCGGATCGAGCGTGAAGATGCCGGGCGAGGCGCCGTTTACTGCGTAACAACCGGCCTTGGGTCGTGGACAATGCGGCAGGGTCGCCAGGTCATGCTCACAGGTAACTCCTACGGCTGGTACGACAATCCGCTCGGCTCCATCATGCCGAAGGGCCTGAGCCTCGCTTATAACGGCACTGGCGCCCCTGAAAAGTTGGTCCCGGCCGCGCCAGCCAGCAAGCAGGACGCGAGCCTGAGCGACGTGGTGCGGGCGCTAGCCGTGATGCAGGCACAGCTGAAGACGCTGAACACCACGACCAGCCAGCAGGGTGCGGCCTTCGGGCAGAGTCTTGGCGCATCGGCCCGCGCCGGCTCAAACGCCGGATACTACTCCGGAGGGCGCTGACAGCCCAACTAGACTAGCCCTAGCCCCACACTGTGGCCGTCGTCGTCTGACGCGGAGCCGGTTCCCCCAATCGGAAAACCGGCCGCCCAGTGGCAGTAAGCATCAGCTCAGGCATCGCGGTACGCCGTGTTCGCGGTGCCTTTCTGCATGCCCGCCCGCGTAGTAATCCGGGGGGAGCGCTGACGCCATGCCTGGCTATTCCAGTACGTACACATCGACGTACAGCATGCCAGCAGTAGCCGACAGCCTGGTCATCGCCGACCTGATCGAAACCATGGGCACTTTGGGCGGGCCCACGCCGTCGCAGATCCCCGAGCTGGTCAACTCTTCCGGGGTCGCAGCAAGCTTCCGGATTCTCGCCCCGGCATCGGACAACTCCGCCGGGCTCGGCTACACCATGAGCTACGACCTGTCCGCTCCGCAGCCCACCACCGACATCGTGCAATCCATGCTGCTGGACGGCGAACGGCCATTCGGCTACCGGGCTTCCAACCGGACAATCACGCTGCCGATCCTCATCCAGGCCGGGGACCAGAACACGCTGACCGCGGCGCGCGAGATCCTGATGCAGCTGATCGACCAGCAGACCTGGACGCTAACCTGGACGCCTGGCGCCTCCGGCCTGCCGCTGGTCTTCGACTGCTTCCGGGCGCTGCCGACCGTCGTGACCTACGGCTTCATGTACAACCAGGCGTTCGCCTCGATCTACACGCTCAGCTTCCAGGCCATGCCGTACGGCCGGTCTGACCCGTCCGGGCTCCAGCAGGTGGCGTTCTCCTCCCCGCTGCTCGGCGGGGTCTCCGCGCCGCCGGCCGCGGTCACTCTGGACGCCTTCACCTCGGTTTCCGGTACTCACTGGTCCCGGTCGACCACCAAGTACGTTGCGGGCTCCGCGTCCGCCCGCTACACCCCGACCGCGTGGCCCCAGTACGCCGCCACCTACACCAAGACCGGGCTGTCGGTGAACATCACCGGGCTCACCGCGCTGTCCGTGTGGTTCGGCCAGTCCTACGACACCGCGCACTTCGGCCCGTGGCCGGGCATGGCGTCCAACGTCACGCTGGCCTGGACGCTGACCGACGCCAGCAGTAACACGCTGACATTCCACAAGACGTACAACAAGTGCCGCTGGAGCAACAGCGCCGCCAATCCGGCCTGGACCCGCATTTCCGCGGCAATCCCGCAGACATCAGCCAGCTTCCTGTACACCAGCGTGGCCGGTTACTCGGTGACGATCTCTAACTGGATGAGCGGCGGCGTGCCGTTCCTGGCCCGGATGAACGCCTGGCTGAACGGGATCACGGCCAACCCGCCGAGCCTCGCGGTGCCGGCCAGTACCCGCGGCGTCGTGTACAACATCATGGGCACGGCCGGAACAGCCCGGACGCCTATCAGCAGCCAGTTCCAGCTGCCCCAGTCCGGGACGGTCAGCCAGGAGCTGGAAGGTTCTGGCCTGTGGTGGCCGCCGGTCGGCGTCACATCGGTCCAGGCCGAATGTGTCGGCGCGGGCGGCGCGGGCGGCAACCGGACCACAGCCGGGCTCGGCGGCGGCGGGGGCGGCGCTGAATACGCCGCCGAGCCGTCGCTGACAGTGGCAGCAGGTACTCCTGTTCCGTACACCTGCGGAACCGGCGGGCAGCCCGGCGCGACCCAGCAGGTGGTGACCTACACCCAGCCGGGCACCGCATCCTGGGTCTGCCCAGTGGGCGTCACCACCATCAAGGCTGAATGCTGGGGCGCGGGCGCGGGCGGGGCACCCGGCTCCGGCGGAGGCGGCGGGGGCAGTTACGGCTGTGAACCCTCCCTGGCTGTGACGCCCGGCGTTACGTACGCGCTGTACATCGGCTCCGGTGGGTCCGG